CATGGACCGTGGGGACATGGACCTTGATGCCCTCCAGGTCATAGCGTGGGGCGTCGGGTGGGCAGAGCAGGCAGACGTAGCGGGGCTCGGGCAAATCCCAGATCGCGACATGATAGGTCGGCATGACTGGAGGCACAGGCGCAGGCGTCTCGACTGGTAGCGCAGCAGGTGGGGCTTCGGGAGGTGTCTCGATGAGGGGCTCGTCGGTCATGCCAGGCTCCAGGCATAAAAAAAGGCCGGGCGAGCAGGGACAGAATCCCGCTCACACCGGCCTTGAATACTCACGCTCTGTGGCTTCAATGGTCCGCTGTTACATCAGATGCCGTCTATAGTAGCACACCTGCGATAGGGGTGCATCTAGGATTTACGCTTGCGCGTCTCTCGCGCACATGACCTCAAAAACAATGAAGGGGCGGGACCATTCATCGGGAGGCATGCCAAATGGTCCTTCTAGCGGCATAATCTGCTGGTAGAAGCAATTGTTGATCGTCTGATTCACCACAGTGCTCAGCAGTTTATAGGCTTCGCCCGCCATGCCTCGCGCCGTCTCATAGCCGAAGGGCTGCCCGCGAAAGCGCAGCTGAATGCGCGCCATCTCGACGGATGGCCCACTCTCATTATGGACCATGCGAGGAGGCATGCCAGGGGCCTCAAGGAGCGCGAGTATCTGATCCTGGACACCAGCGCCTGGGGCGTCTTGTGGTATGGAGCCGAGAAACAGGCTCTGGCCAAGCACGCCGAAGCCATTGTCCTGCATGAATTTTCCCAAATCATCAAGGACCATATCACCGGCCTTTCTGCGATGCCGCTACGGGCCTGTCGACGGCGGCCTTGGTCCAGACGGCGGCGGCCGCTCTAAGGGCACCCGGGCGTTGGGGTCCTGCTCCAAGTTATACTGGAGCGTTTCGAGCATGCGCCGCAGGTCCTGCGTTTGGGTGTCCATGGCATGCTCCCACTCCTTGAGGGTGCGCAGCATGTCTTCCCGATTCTGCTGCAACGCGTCGCGGGTGGCGATTTGCCCGGCGCGGATGAGGCGCGTCTCGTCAATGACGGACGTATAGAGCAGGTAGCCGCCGACTAAGCCTCCCAGAATCAGCAGAATGGACACCAGGTCCTTCGCTTGGATGCCGAGGGCTTTCGTGCCCAGCTTGAGCTCCAGGCGCTCGCCGTTGCCGCCCTGCACGCTCCCCTGCACTTCATCCGCCATCACTCGTCCTCCCGTGGGGTCCGCTGATGGCGCCGCCGTGTGGTCAGTTGCACGGTCGGGCGCAGCAGGCCATCACAGATTTGCAGATCGACCCGCAGGTGTGCCCAGGTGCCCCGATGCAGGAGCACCTCATATTCCTGCTCCAGGAGCCAGGCTACATAGCGCCGGATCGCCGTGTTCTGGTCCGCCTGCATGAGCGACTGCTGCGCGACGGGGGCCAGCGTCGGCAGCGGGCGTCCGTAACTGTCGTGTCGCTTGCGGGGCTGGGCCATCGCGCCTCCTAGAGGGCGTTACGTACCTGTTCAGCAATACGCGCCAGCATGCCTGCGGTGGCCTGGAAGGTCGGCTGACTCAAGTAGTGGCTTTGTCCTCCGCGAGGATGCGGCATCAGCATGTCTACCTCCACCAAGTAGGCGTACCGCTCAGGCACTCTGCCCAGCCTGCCCACTGTACCACCATAGCGCACACCAGCTTGCACAATTCCAGGCGAGATAATGGCCCAGTCATCGACCTTGCCGCTGTCACGCAATGACCCGGTGTCAACCGGCACGAGCGGGCGACTCGCTTCCAGGATTGCGTCGGCCTCCTGCTGGACGGCAATGCCCGCTGAGAACACGATCTCCGTGCGTATCTGCTCCAGGCGCTGGCGTACCGTGTCGAGACCCGTCAGTTCAAAGAGTTCTGCCATTGCATCCCTCTACAGGTACACTTGCACATGATCCAGTGCCCCATTCTCGTCCTTGATAGGCTTGAGCCCCTCGATGGGGGCGATCTTTCCATCCGGCAAGGTGAGTTGACTGCGCTCATCGATCACCGCTTCGGGCGGCAACCAGAGTACCGTTTCTTCGACCAGGAGCGCCCCAGTTGTGGCCAATTGCGTCACAAAATGTCGTTCGATATACGCGGCTGACGGTACCGCCGGGCCATAGTTTGGCTTGCCATACCCATCCTGCCCAAGATAGGGCGCAATCAGTACCGTTTCATGGAGCATGTCGCGAATGGCCGCATCCATTACGGCGCCCCCTTCTTGGCCTGCTCCAGTTCACTCGTAAGCTGTGCCTGCGTCACCTCCAGTTGCCGCACGCGTTCGCGCAATTCCGCCCACGCCCGCTCCGCCTGTTCGGCTTGTGCCCGCTTGGCGTCGTAATGCGTCGCGAGCACCCGCACCTGCGTCACCACGGCCGTGAGTTGCGCCTGCCAGGAGGGCAGCGGCGAGGGGCTTGACGGCAGCAGGTTCTCGCTGGTGAGGATGCGGTAGTCCTGCGCCAGTTGCGTCTCACAGGAGGGCGGCGGCGCTTGGCCCCAGGCGAGGAGGGCATAGAGCATGAGCATGCTGGCAAAGCCGAGGAGCCACCAAAGCCGCATCCACGATCCTCCTAGTCAAAGCCATGACGGCGTCGGGACCACGGTTTCACCTGGGTGACAGCCGTGCCATCGAGGTAATAGGTGTCGGAGTAGCCAATGGAGGCTTCAGCATTCGCCTGTCCAAACGCCGAGTGGAAGAGTGCATGGGTGCCATCATACGTGGCACTCACACGGGCATTCGCGGCAAAGAGGTTATTGAGTGGATACGAGCGATGGTGGACCATGCGATACACCTTCCCTGTCGGCATGTAGACGAGATTGATTTCTTGCTTGTTGGCGTACCAAGTCCCCGGCGCGGCGGCGGTTTCTGGGTAGTCTTCTGTGGACGACCAGCAATAATTCGCCATCGCTCCTTGGACACCACAACTAAAGTGGCTATTCCCGGTCTGTCCTGAGGCGTCAGTCATAAAGAGGCGCTTATTCGCCGCCGCTTGGACGGTGGTGGAGTTGCCTGTCTGATCCAGGGACACATCCACACGGTAGGTCCACCGCTCCAGGGCGGAGGCCGCGACAATCAGGTAGGTCTTGCCACTCGTGAGGGTCACAATGCCTGCATGGTCCGAGAAGTTCACGCCAAGCCAGAAGGGTGTGCCTGTTTGGGCAGCGGTGCCATTGCCAACAGTCCCAGTCGCGAAGTTAATAGGGAGGCTGTAAAAGTTGTTGGGGGATGAGAGGTCTGCCCTGATGAGCCACTTGCCATCGGGGGAGAGTCCGGCCCAGGAGAGGGTGCTCACAGTCATGGTGCCCGTGAGTTCGGTATTGGTCCCCTGGTTCCAGACATGCAAGGCACTGGAGTAGTTGACCAGGAAGAGGAGGTTGGTCGGGTTGGCCGTGTCATCACTGTGATGGGCCGCCATCAAATCATCCCCACCGAGGGTGCCAAGGGTTGCCGCAAAGGTCTTCACATTGCTCGTGGTGTCCGTCGCAATGTTGCGCTGCTTGAGGATCGCGGTGCCATCGGTGAAGTAATAGATGTCCGGATCGAACGGGCTCCACTGGAACTGATGGGTGGCCCCGAACCCGCCAGGAATACTGGTCTCCACCTGCGTCCCTGTCAAGGTAAGCACATGCACGGTACTCGCGCTTGCCGCCGCCTGCCGAATGAACTTGGTGCCATCCGCATTCCAGCGATGCCGATTGTTGAGGGCATCGCCAGCCGTGGGGCGAGTCGACGTGAGCCGCTTCACCACCTCACCAAACACCGGATCAGTGTACGTCGCATTGACCGCAGGAAAGGAGCCATTCTGCGCATTCCACGTATCGCGGTCATAGAGCGAGCCATCGTCAGGCACCGCCCGAATGTTCGTGTCGGTGAGATAGGCCGAGGCCTGCACGGTGAGGAGCAGTCCCAGGAGGCATGCCTGGAGCAGTGGCCGCACGTGTCGCGAGGTCATGATAGGTCCCCTTCAGTCTGTGCCAGACCTGCTGTACTCAACCTTCACTCCTAGTATCTTGACGGTGGTCATACTCGCGACCGTCGTGGCGGTTGTATCAATCTGTCCTCGCATATAGACATGAGGACCTGTGCCCCCGGTGCACGTGCCTTGGAGCGTGATCGCTGACGTCGTCCCATGCGCCTCTTGATTGGCCACACTCGTAAAGCTGGCGGTGGCGAGTTGATTGCCGGTCGTACTATGCGCCGCGACGGCATCGCCCGAGCGCACACACTGCCCCGCAAAGCGCATGCCGACGCCCTGCGTTTCTGAGGCCGAGTTGAAGGCCTGAAGCTCCACGGTGATCGTGCCACCGTCCCAGCCATCCGGCATCACCCAGTCAAACTCAATACTGTCCGTGGCGGTATCCGTACAGGTAATCGTCGGACGCTTGGGACCATTCGTCACCAGGGCCGCAGGATCATTGTTGATACAGCCACCACTGACATCCATGCTGCCCGCACTGATGTCGCGGGACCAGACCCCGGCGACACTTGCACCCGCGGACGCATTGCCAGTGCAGTTCTGACATTGCATGTTGGTGCCATCGTAGCAGACCACCACGAGAGCCCCAGCGCGAATGTCGTTATCCGCCAAGTCCGTGGTAATGCCACCGGTGACCTTCTTAATCGTCTTGGCGCCGAGACTATGCAGATTGAGCGAGGCTGCGCCCGTGTTGGCGACATCAGCCACGAACTTATAACACGCCTTCGTGACATACGCCGTAATCGCCCGGTCAAAGGTGCACGCATAGGTATCCGTCCCCCCACTTGGCCCGGTCGTACAGGCATTCTCGTGGCCCACAATGACGACCGACGAATTAAAAAGCTGGGTCGCCTGCCCATAGAGCAGCGTGGGCCAGAGCAGGAGCAGCACAAGCAGGACACGTCGTCGCATACAGGCCCCTAGGGCGTAAATTCAAGATTATCTATGCCGAACTGAACCGAGTGCGCCCCATGGCGCAGCCCGCCATCCCAGGTCCACGCAAAGGTCAGGACGCGCTGTTCCGTCAGGCGATGCTCGTTGAGGATCACCGTATCCTCTGGGCTGAACTCCAGGATCACGACCGTCAGGGGCGGTGGACCCGCGACCGTGGTCACCGTGCCGCCGTTGGTATTCAGGATGTCCTGGGCCTCCCGACCATTGACAATGACGTGATTCTCCAGGTCAAAGTAGGTCGCGGTCAGCGTATCGAGGAAGCCAGGATCAATCGCGGCGCCGGTCCCATCGACCAGGGCAAAGCTGTAGCTGCCGGTGGTGCCTTCGATGAGGTGATCGGGCAACATGACAGGAACGCTCATGGCTCATCGACTCCTACGGGTTCAGGGAGCGCATGCGGACGCAAGCCGAGCGTCACTCCGGCACCACTCCGCACGCCGCCCACGGCGCCACTGGACGACCGTAAGCCCCCACCTATGGGGATCGGGCGAATGATCGGCGGCACCGCGCTATAGCCCAGGCGCACATCGCTTCCAGTGAGCGTCAGCGTCCCTGCGCCAGCGGCGAGCCTGATCTCGATGCTGACATCACCCGCCAGGAACAGCGCACCCACGGCAGCGGGCAGGTGGACAGCCAGCGGTGTTGACGTCCCCACCAGGGCGAGCGCTCCGACTGTGGTAGGCAGGATGCGCGTACTCGCCAGAAGCGCTGTGCCACTGAGCGCCAGACTCCCCGATGCCGCAGTCATCGTGACATGCAGCACGCTGGCGGTCCCGCTCAGGACGACATTGCCCATGTCTGCCGCCAGCACCGCCCGTGCGCCATAGCGCAGCACCGCATCCTGGCCTGTCAGCGTGAGGGTGCCTGCCTGCGCGAGGAGACGATACGCCGGGCGCACCCCGGCGGCGGTGCCACTGAGGCTCAGACTGCCACTGCTCGCAGGCACGACCACCCGCAGCGGTGTCGCCAGTCCGGTCAGACTGAGGCTCCCGCTCGCCGCGAGGACGTGTGCGACGCGCTGCAGAGCTGCTGCGGTCCCGCTGAGGGTGAGGAGACCGGATTCCGCGACCAGCACGGTTTGGGAGCCATAGTGCAGCGAGGCAGGCGTCCCTGTCGCGAGCACCGTACTCGGCGTCGCAGGCAGGGTGACGCGCAACGGGGCGGGCGTGCCGCTGACGACGACTAAGCTGGAGACCGTTCCCAGCGTCACCTGGAAACTGCTCGCCATCGCCGCCAGCGTCAGGCCGTGCGTAAAGGCCATCACGCGCCGACCGACCCGCAACGTCACCGCCCCACTCACGCTCACGGCCGCCGGATCTGCCGGCAGCGTGAGGCGCAACGGCGTTGTCGTCCCGCTCAGGGTCAGCGCACTCGTGAAGGCCGGGAGCGTCCGGAGGGCGCGCAGCGTCGCCACGGTGCCCGTGAGCGTCAGCGTGCTACTCGTGGCAATGAGCGTGCGCTGCTGGGTGTAGCGCAAGACCGCATCCGCGCCCGTCAGGGTGAGCGTGCCTCCATCCGCAAAGAGCCGGGCTGTGCGCCGCAGTGTCGCGGCTGTCCCTGCCATGAGCGCTGCTCCAGGACCCGCTGCCAGCGTCAGGCGCAGCGGCGCAGCCGTCCCGGTCAGCGTCAGGCTGGTACTGCCAGCGCTCATCTGCGCCGTATGTCGCAGCGTCGTCGCTGTCCCGGAGACGAGCACCGACCCTGGATCGGCGAGGAGCACTTTGCGCGCCCCATAGAGCAGTGCCGCAGATGTTCCAGTGGCCGTGAGTCCACTGGCGAACGCCTGCATGGTGAGACGGCGGGACGCGGTGGTCCCCAGCAGGCTCAGGCTGGCCGTATTCGCCGCCAGCGTCACCACGGGGACCATCGTGCTGCCGGTGAGGGTCACAGCGACGGAGAAGGCGCTCATGCGATGGGCGATCCGCAACGTTGCCGCCGTGCCTGTCAGGGCAAGCGTGCCACTGGGGGCAGGCATCACGACCTGCATGGCCGCTGCCTGACTGGTCAATGTCAGGGTGCCTGCCGTCGCAGGGACCGCCCGGACCACACGGAGACTTGCCGCCGTACCTGTCTCGGTGAGGATGCCAGGATCCGCAGACAGGACTTTGCGGCTGCCGTAAACCAGGGCCACGTTCGTGCCCGTGAGGGTGAGCGTGCCCGAATCGGCGGCCAGACGCAGCGCCCGCCGCAGGATCGTCGCCGTACCCGTACAGGCAACCGTGCTACTGCCAGCGACCATGGTGAGCCGCAGCGGAGCCGCCGTTCCCGTCAAGGTCAGCGACGCGGCGGTGGCAGGAATACTGATCGTCAGCGGCGTCCCCGTCCCGGTGAGGGCGAGCGTGCCAGCCAGCGCGGGCATAATCAGGCGCAACACGCTTGCCGTCCCCGTCAGGGTCAGGGTGCCGACGTCCGCAGGCATAATGCGCGGGCCAGCAGCCCCACTGCCGCCCACGATCACCCGTCCACTCTGGGCCTGGAGGAAGCCCACACTGACGTCCCCGTTCGCCTGCGAGACGGTGAGCGCGCCCTGCACCTGAAGCATCGGCGTGCCTGCGTCGTAGGTCTGCACCAGCAGGTTGGGCGTGCTGCGGCCATGCTCAGCGGCGGTGTAGCTGACGCTCGTGAGGCTGGTAAACGTCTTCGCGCTATTGGCGAGGGAGCCTGGGGGGACCGCGCTGCCGATGACCACCCGCCCACTCTGGGCCTGCCCAAACGTCACGCGCACATCAAAGCTCGTCTGATGCACCTCGATCTGGGCGGGCATCTGCAGCCCGTTCGTATCGTAGACCTGCACGAGCAGATTGGCCGTATTCTGGAGGTGCGTGGTGCCGAGCACGGTCGTCGTGGTCACACTGCTGAAGGTCGTGCCATAGGACGGCGCCGGGCCTGCGGCGATGAGGAGATAGCCGCTCTGGGCTTGCGCAAACGCCACAGTCACGTCATTGGTGCTCGGATGGATGGACGTCGCGCCCTGGATCTGTACGGCCCAGGGGCTGCCCGCGTCATACGCCTGCACGAGCAGATTGGGCGTGCCGAGCCCATGCGTCGCGCCCTCGACCGTTGCGGTCGTCTTACTGGTGAAGGAGGCGCGGCCATTGGTGATCGAGAGCGTGGTGCGATAGGTCAGGGTCGCAGCGGTGCCCGTGAAGCTGTAACTGCCACTACCTGCGGCGAGGGTCAGGGTGCGCGTCGCGGTCGTCCCAGTCAGGGTGAGGGCGCCCGCCGTGGCAGGCATCGTCGTGACAAAGGCGGTACTCCCAGTGAGGGTGAGCGTACCAGGCGTGGCGGTGAGGGAGACACGCAGCGTGGCGGCGGTCGTGGTGAGGGTGCAGGAGGCGGAGCCTGCGGTCATGGTCACGACGAGGGGCGTGGTCGTCGCGGTGAGGGTCAGGGTGCCCGGATCAGCGGTGAGGATGGGGGTCGCAGGGGCAGGCTTGGTCAGGGCACGGGGATGCCGGGGGCGACGCACATACGTGTTGCGGACGAGCACCGGCATAGCAAAAAACCTCGCAACCTGCTATAATTACAGGTTGTTAGCGGGACTTACGATGTTGGAAGCACCGCAAGCCCCTCACCACACTTACTTGCTATAGGGAGCAAGCAACATGGCTAGACTTGATCTTACTGGACAGACCTTTACTCGGCTAACGGTAATTGCGTATGCGTATACGAAAAATCGTCGAGTGTATTGGTTATGCGAATGTTCCTGCCCTGCAAAAACTCGCCTCGCCGTGCGTGCGGATTCGCTGACAGAGAAGAATACACAGTCATGTGGTTGTCAAAAGATCGACTCTGCCACCAAACACGGCCATAATGCCGTCGCCACCAAGGGAGGCCCGTCGCCTACCTACATTTCCTGGAACATCATGCTCGGGCGGTGTACCAATCCCAACGATGACCACTATGCGTCCTATGGTGGTCGCGGGATTACGGTCTGTGATCGCTGGTACGATTTCCGCAACTTCCTTGCTGACATGGGTGAGCGTCCAGACGGTATGACCCTGGACCGTCGAGACGTCAACGGCCCATATGAACGAACGAATTGCCGATGGGCAACCCCCTTGCAACAGTCCCAAAATCGCCGCAATAATCGCTTACTTACCTATGAAGGCCGTACGCAGTCCGTCTCAGCTTGGGCACAGGAACTTGGCATACCGCGTCCAGTCCTCCAAGACCGGGTACGTCGCTTGTGGACCGATGAGGAGATCCTCATGACGCCCTACCATGCGGGACAGCGTCATTATCGCTTGCCCTCATCATAGTTCTAATTAGCTTAATACGAAAACGCTCGTTGAAAAATCCAGGGTAAAACTCTCACTATCGTTAATAGTAATAGAGCTAGAGTAATCATAGTACCCAATGAGGGGCTTCGCCGGGGTTGTTTGTGTATCGTTATACAAGACTACATACCTAAAAGGACCAAAGCTCCCTCCTGATGCGGTCCAGGTCACGTCCACTGCCGTCATCTGCGAGGTTGCCCCGGTCTGCGTCACCGCGTTCTGGATATCAGTTCCGCCAGCCGGATAGCCTGCGGCGGCCGTGATCTCGGTTATGTCACTCTTGAGCGTGGCCGTACTCGCATTCGGTGCCGTATTGGTGAGCATCGCCTTGACGACATGATCCGCCGCCCCCAGCAGATGCTTGCCCAGTAACAATTGCTCGTGGAAGTCGTCAAATTTGACAAACGCGACCATATCTTTGAGTCCTCCTTCTGATGCGCGGGGCTGCCGGTGTGATGCCTGCCAGACATGTCCTGGACCTGATCCAGAAGCGAGCACCGGCGATCCGTCTCAAACGTGTTACTCTTCTTCCACAAAGAACGTCAGACAGGCGGTCCAATCATCAATCGCGGT